GAGGCCGGCATGGTCTTGACTTCTGGCGGCGTCGTTACCGACGTTATCATCACCAACCCCGGATCGGGGTATACATCCGCTCCCTCGGCGGTGGGGCGGGTAGCCCATGCGTTGCCGAGAGCGCCCGAGACCCCGATAACGGCGGAAGATATGCAGGCCGACGACCTCCTTCCAGGGCTCAAGCTTACTATTAAACATACGTGTGTTTATCTCGCGTCGCCGGGAGCGCCCGAGACCCCGATCACGGCGGTGGGGCGGATAGCCCATGTGTCGCCGGGAGCGCCCGAGACCCCGGTCATTGCGTTGGAGCCTCGCCCCAACCGTGATTGGGCCGAGGAAAAGACGCTGGCGGATTTTCGTCGCGTCTTCGCGGATGAGCGCAAATGGAAGTCGCTGGGCTTCGGGCGGACGGAGGGTTAGATGCCGTTGAAGAAGGGCAAGTCCGACAAGATGGTCGGTGAGAACATCTCGAAGCCGCGTAAGGAAGGCCACGGCCAGAAACAGGCCGTCGCCATCGCGAAGGACACGCGGCGCAAGGCGAAGGGCAAGAAGTGATGGCGCGCAAGATCACCACGGTCACGACCAACCCGGCGGACGCGATCAAATCGGCCGTCAAGACCGGCGCCACGGCGTTGAAGAAGGAAGCGCCGAAGACCAACCGGATTTCAAATCTCGGCGATTGGGCGCATCCGCCCAAAAAGAAATCGCGAACCGCGAAGTGACGTGAGCAACGCCGAGCGCCGCAAGAAGCGTCGGCGTCGGCGCGCGAACCAGATTCTCAAGCTGGTGCTGACGGGGAAGTTGACGGCTGTCGAGGTTGCCGCGCAATTGGCGCGCATGAAGGTCGTGGGCGCGGAGGACGAGTACGATGGTTGACATTGCCGAGGTCGAGAAGCTGGCCGACGAACTGCGCGAGGCTGGTCAGGTATGGTTCCGCGACGATCTCNTGTTGAAGTTGAACCGGCTGATCGAGATCGCGATTGACGGGNCGAAGCAGACGGAAGCGTTTCGCGCCGACATGCGCCGTCGGATGGATCAGGTTCAAGCCATGGCGCGGTCGAGCGCCGAGCAGCGCGCGGCCTATCACGCGATGCACCCGGAGCGGTCGGCGTGACGAGGGTCTACAAACGACGGCCCGACCCGAAGGTCGCCAAGGTCACGGTGCCCCTGTCGGAGAAAATGTACGATCGGCTACGGGCGTATGCCGAGAAGGTCGATGTGCCCTTTACGGCGCTGGCGCGCAAGATGATCGAGGCCGCGTTGGAACAAGGAGAGGCCAAATGAGCATTGACGAAATCAAGAAGAATCTGCGCGAAGCCGTGAATGACTGGCGGTATGAAGAAAACTTCACGGACGTAACGGTCGCCGACTTCGCCAGGGCGTTCGGGCTGCGGCTGGAATATCGGCTGGCGCCGATCAGCCCGGAGGCTCCAGTTGTTCAGCCGGCTTCCCCTGTCGAGCTCGACAGCCGCGTGGTCCCGCGCTACGTCGAGGACGAGCGGATTGAACAGGCGGTGTTCGGTTCCCCCGAATGGCGCAAGGTGAGCGGATTGGCGTAGGGAAAAGACATGGCGGTTCGGGCTTCGCGTTGGTTGAAGACGTTTGAGCAGTTCGTCGACGACATCAGGATTTCCTCCAAGGAATCCGTGTCGCAGGATGAACGCGGCGTTAAGCTGGAGCTATGGGAGAGTCAGCGTCGGTTCATGCACGAACTCGGGCGCGGTCTTGATGATGGCATCCACGCGTTTAACTGCTTGAAGTCGCGCCAGCTCGGCATCACCACGATCTCGCTCGCGCTGGTCGACGTGTTCTGGCCGGCGATGCACCCGAATCTGATCGGGTGTCTGGTGACNGACACCGAGAAGAACCGCGAGGTCAATCGCGCGCTGATCGAGAAATACGTCAANTCNTTCCCGGATGGTTATTTCGGCGAGTCATTCCGCATCGTTAAATCCAACCGCCAGATGTTGCAGTTCTCCAACGGTTCGCGGCTGGACTTGTTGGTGGCCGGCGTCAAGAAGAAGGCCATCGCCTGGGGCGAGGGCGTCGGCTACGCATACGCACATTTAACGGAGGTGGCCAGTTACGGTGACGTCGAGGGTTTGAAGTCGCTGGAGGAAGGTTTCGCGCAGAATAACCCGCATCGGCTTTTCGTGTATGAGTCGACGGCCAAGGGCTATAATCACTGGTGCACGAAATGGGCGTCGGGCGTCAATGACCCTTTGTCGCAGCGTTCATTCTTCATCGGCTGGTGGGCCGGCGACAACAATACCATTCCACGAAAAGACCCACGTTTCGCGCAATGGGGCTTGATGCCCGCGACCTACGAGGAGAAGGAAAAGATCTCCGAGGTCGCGCGGCTGTATGGGCACAAGATCACGCCGGAGCAGCTGGCGTGGATCAGGTGGAAGGAAAACGCGGCCGGCGCCGAACAGGATTTGCTGGACCAGAATCAGCCGTGGACGTCCGAGCAAGCGTTCGTCAAGAGTGGTTCGTCCTTCTTCGCCATGCGAGTTGTCAACGAGGACATCAAGAAGCTGCGCGAGAAGCAGTTGGTGTTCAAGGGGTATCGTTACGAGGTTGACGGCGACTTCTTCAATTTCAAGATGGTCGCGCTCGATCCCGAGCATGACGACGTTGATCAGGTTGAATTGAAGGTGTGGGAGGAGCCTGTTGAGAACGGACAATACGTTATTGGATTTGACCCGGCCTATGGTCGAAACGATCACAAGGATGGGCACGCGATCTTCGTCGCTCGTTGTTTTGCGGATAGGATCGTACAGGTCGCCGAGTACAACACCGCCGACGTCGAGACGAAGCACGCCGCGTGGGTTCTGTTCCATCTGGCGGCGGCTTATCGCAATTGCATGGTCAACATTGAGCTAGGCGGTCCCGGCCAGATGATCATGCCGGAGTTCGAGCATTTGCGGCAGTTGCTTTCGGTCGAGATGAACGCGCATCGGACGGAGGCCAAGGGTTGGGCCGACGCGGGCGCGAACGTGCGGTATTATCTCTATCATCGTCCCGATTCGTTTGGCGCCGGCTACATGGCGAACTTCGAGGCGACATGGCGCACGACCGGCGTGATGATGCACCAGCTCCGCGGCTGCTACGTCTCGAATGAACTTGAAATCCGTTCGATGGCGCTGTTGCGCGAAATGTCGCTTGTGGTCCGCGACGACAACGGCCATATCGGAGCGCCAGAGTCGCGTGACCCGAACATGAAGGACGACCGCGTGTTCGCGATGGCGTTGGCCGTCAAGGCGTGGTTGGATTGGGTGCGCAAGGACATGCTGGCGCAAGGCCAGACCTACGAGGTCGTGATGAAGGAAGAATCCGGCGAGACGACGCCGGTCAGCCGCACCGTGAACAACATTGTGATGAATTTCCTCCGCTCCGTCGAGGAGGAAGCCGGCGCCGAGCCGGAGCCGCCTCGGTGGATGCAAGATCAAGGATTGGCGTGATGGCCCGCAACCCCGAATTTCGATCCAGCGAACAGCGCGTTCGGCAGCCCGACCTCGAACCAACGCCCACGGTGGCGGCTGAACCCCCGAAACCGGGCGGCGTCGTCGACGTGGACAACGATTGGCTCGATATTCCCGAGCCCGGTCACGAGTGGCCCTTTGACGGCCAGCCGGTGTTTCTGACGCCAGACGGCGAAACGGCGGTCGAGGCCCGCTTTCACAAGACGAAACGCTTTGACGCCAAGATCGGGCGCTGGGTCGTCACGGCGTTTTGGGTACTCTGGAACTCCGGCAACGCGCCGATTGATTTCACGCCGATCGGCGTCAAGAGGAAACAGCCATGACAGAGACCCTGGGCGTCGAGATGGTCGAACCCGATGGCTATCTGCAACCGCGCAAGGTCCGCGTCACCTACCAGTGCGGTGACTGCGGCAAACAGTACAAGCGTGTGTTCAAGGCCGTGCCAAAAGCCGACCCGCCGTGCCCGAACCCACGTTGCGCCGCCGCGCGGGAGGTAGCCGCGATGCGGCGCGAGGTCGAGAACTTGAAGGCCATGATCGCGTCGGGGTCCGCGCCCGCGCAGATCGGCGCCAAGACGGTCGTGAAGGCCGTTGACGAAACCGCCAAAATCGTCATGGAGGATTACAAAATGACGAATCTCCGGGACGGCATCCGCCCCGGCGAGTCGGTCGCGCCGAAATTGCCCCCTCAGCAGCAAGCGGCCGCCGATGGGTACTTCGGCGGCAAGGGCATGACGCAACGCGGGCTATCGAAGC